CAAAACTTTGCTGTTTTAGAACCACTAATTGTTATTTGACTAACAAAAAATGTTCTTGAACTTAATACTGCAGATGTACCTGTCATTTTAAATAAGAAAGGTTTATTATTACCACTCTTATCTGTTATAACTAATTCACCATAATCTGAAGTACCTTCGAATAATGCAAACTCACATTGGTCTATGTTAGTTAATGATAACTCACTACGACCTGAAAAGGTACTAAAATTATCACCAGCAGCATCAACACTAGCTTTATTTATTTGTAAATAGCTTGTACCGTCTTGACTAAAAAATATATCATTACCTGCTACAGCAACTACACCATCTGCATATACTGCTAAACCTTCTATATCTTCTGCAGTATTAGGTCTAACAGCACTACCACCACCAAAAACAGTATAACCATTTATTCTTCTATAACCACCTTCAATAGATACCTCAAAGTTTCTTAACTTTGTTGCAACTCCGGGAGTTCTTAATAATGCTAACGAGTTAGTAGATTTATTAAGACCACCTTGTAGTGGTACTGAAAATGGCATGGATGCTGCCATTAGAAATATCTCCTATCATCTGTCATATACTTTGGCTGTGGATTAATTAAATTACTTTTCATATGACGTAAAGCTTTTTTATAATCATCTAATGCCATAGCAGCTTGTTGTATATTTTCTTTAAACTGATGTACATAATATCTAGTTCTAGCTGTTAATACATTACTATATTGTTCTGGCATTGGTATAGTATCATTATACGCTGACAAAGCTGTTGGTTTTTCAAAAGCATAAAAATGCACATTATAAACTTTATCAGGTATAGGACTTAATCCAAACTTTCTATGGTCTGGACTTTTATATACATATTTAGGTTCACCATAAGATTGTGTATCAGCATCATCTGCATTTTCTGCATCTCGATAATATCTTTTCCAATCTGCAAGTGTTAAATATTTTAACCCTGTAGATGTATATGGAGCTGATTCACCACTTACATTAATAGTAGTAATATAAAAATCATCCCAATCAACTGCAGAATAATCTGAAGTTATACTAGAACTACCATCTTTTAATGTATACCATCTTTGTCCTGCTACAGTAGCTACAGTTACATTACCATAAAAAGGGTCTGTACTGCCACTTACTCCAGCACTAAAAAATGGCAACTGTGGTTCTGCATTAGCTACATCAAACAATGATTTATTAAGTGCATCTTTAACAAATGCTTGAATACCTGTAGCTGAAGCAAACGTACCAGATGTTAATACTACTTCATTTAGTTCTCTTAGAACTTCATTACTTAAATCTAAATATGTTGTTGCCATTATTTTGTATGTACTTTTTGTATAGCAAAGTTTGCAGTTAAACTAGCACCTTTATGTTTTACAAACTTGCCTTTGTGTTTCATTAACTTATAGCTACCATTTTTTTGTTTCATCCAATGATAACCTTTAGGTGCTTTAACTTTCATTATTGAGGGTCTTGAACATTCATTGCACCACCCATACCCATGCCAATTCTGTCCATGTTATTGTGTGGTCCACCATGTTTCATAGCTTTTCTTTTTCCACCGTACACCATACCCATTCTTTTTTTCTTTTTCTTTTTGTCCATTCCGTAATCCATTATTTATCTCCTTTGTTTTTTTCTTTTAAACTTTCGTTATAACCAACCATTTCAAGACATACTTTTTCTTTTTCTTGAATAGTTTCATAATGTTCTATTTTTCCTTCCATTTTATCTCCTTATAAAAGTGGAGGAGACCGAAGCCTCCCCCTTATTGATTATTAATCAATTCCGTAGAAAGCTGATACTAGAGCTTCTGGTCTTAAAACCTTTGCTCCGTATACGTGCAATCCTCTAACTATGTCACCAAACGATGTTGGGTCTCTTAATGTTTCTGTTGAAACAATAGTTTGAGCAGTTGCAGTAGATGAAATATGTCCACCTAAACATTTACCAGCAGCATTAGATGTACTTGCAATGTTGTTAGATTTGTACATATCAAATCCTCTTAGTTTTCCACTTGATACTAATCCATTTCTAATTGAACCTTGACCTGCGTTGAAGTCTACAGATA